AACCGTCCAACCGTTCAAGTGGGACAGCTTGAAGTATGAGCTAGCCGAGGACGATGGAGTCGTGGACTGGGAGGCGACCGAGGAAACAATCCACATGGCGTGTGTGAACCCTGAGTGCGAAGCCACGTTCAAGGACACTGCCAAAGAGCGCCGGATGCTGTCAGAGTCGGGTCGCTACGTCAGCCAGAACGATCACCCGCTAGCCGGTCATGTCGGGTATCACGCAAATGCCTTGTGCTATTGGCGGATTCCTTGGGCAAAGCTAGTTCGTCAGTGGCATGAGGCGAACGAAGCCAAGATGCGGGGCGACCTGTCCAAGCTGGAAATTTTCGTCACCAAGCGACTCTGTGAGTTTTGGACACCGACACCTTACGAGATGGAGCATGAGCTTGAGGTTGGCAGCTACAACCTGGCTGACTTTGCCAATGGTGAGCTTGTGGACAACGAGGAAGACCGCTGCATGGCGATTGACGTTCAGCAGAACGAGCTTTGGTGGACAGCGGCTGCTGTGACCGGAGACGGCCATGTTCAGGTGCTGGATTGCGGACAGTTGCTGACGTTTGATGAGGCGGAAGAGACTCGTAAGCGGTTTAAGATTCCTCCTCGATGTGTGTTGGTGGATAGCCAATATCGGCAGGACTACGTGTTTCAGACCTGCTCCAAGTATGGATGGACGGCTTATCGCGGTGTTTTCCGTGAATACTTCAACCTCAACATTCAGGGTGAGATTCGTCAGGTGCCGTATTCCAAGGCATTGCCGGTTCAGAGTGGTTCTGGTGCTAGGACGTTCTGCGTTAACTTTTGCGTGAACCCGATCAAGGACGTGGTTGCTGAGATGCGAGCAGGTCGGATGGGTTCGCTTATGGTGCCGTCAGACATCGACCCGCGGTTCAAAGATCACTTGAACGCGGAGGTAAAGCGCCGGGTGGTAGCCGGGAAAGAGCGCCGGGAACAGGAAATGTGGGTTCGGATCGGCAAGCGGGACAACCACATGCTCGATAACGTGATGGCGATTGTCGGCTTCGGGATGATTCGGCGGCTTATTCAGTCAAACGCATAAGGCTTGCAATTGCACGTAATTTGCATTTTCATCTGCTGTATGGCAGACGTGATAGCAATGGCAGCGATGCTCTGGGATGAATACCAGAACGACAATACCCTGCTTGCGACACTTAGGACTGAGCGGACTGCGCTGAGAAATGCCATCATTGCCGGGACGACGACAGGCGACATCGTTCAGGGCAACAAGAACGGAGCATCCTACACGATGCGGCCAGGTTTCACGGTTCAGGACAGGATTCACATTCTGGACCGAGCCATCAAAGGAATTGAAGCCAACGTCCGTCCTAGTCGGACCCAGCGAATCATCTTCTCGTGATCGTCGATCAATACGGCCAGCCAGCCACTTACACCCATCGTTTCAACCGTTCCGCTACGAATACGGGACTTGATCGTCCTTGGATGCCTACGCGGCTGGAGGACATCGACAAGCTGATTACGCCAGTTGACCGGAGGACGCTTCTTGCTGTCTCACGGAGCCTGATTGAGAACTACGGACCTGCTCGCTCGATTGCGCGGCAAATCCCGATGTTCTCTGTCGGTAATGCTTGGATTCCGAGCATGGAGACCGGCGACGAACCGACCAAGAACAAAGCAGAGGTTGTCATTCGTGAAGGATTTTGCACCCGAGTTGACCTGCAAGGACGGGACTTCTCGACGCTTCTCTACCACCTAGCACACCTTCTCATTCGTGATGGCGAGTATTTCGTCCTGCTATCCGAGTGGCAGACAGGTTGGCCTGCCGTTCAGGTGATTCCATCGCACCGGATTGGTCAGCGGGATAACGGGGACATGGTTGAATCTGGTCCGTATGTCGGACTCCGCATCAATGACGGCGTGGTGTTCAACAAAGCAGGGACTCCCGTTGCCTACCGATTCCTTGCCGATGATCCAGACGAAGACTTTGAGATTTCCGCTCGCTCGCTGATTCACAGGTTTGACTCGGACTATCCCGAGGCGATTCGCGGGTATCCTGCAATTTCCCACGGACTCAACGACGGTCGGGATGCCTTACAGGCACACGAATGGGAGCGTCTGAAGATGCTTGCCGTCAGCGCACACACGCTGATTGAGCATACGGAGACCGGGGTTCCAGACGACGACACTAGGAACCACTTTGACAGCAACGGCAACGCACTGGCGAACGGAACCGCTGGCGAGATTTCCACCGGAACATTGTTCGGCGGCATCTACAAGACCGTTCGTGCCGGGACTGGCTACAAGCTGGAGGCAATGGAACACAAGACGCCAGGTGAGCATTTCGAGTCGTTCAACGACAGGCTCATTCACAAGATGGCAACCGGTGTTCCTTGGCCTTTGAGTTGGATCTGGGACGGTCACAAGGCGCAAGGAGGAACGGCAGAGCGGCGGGACATCATGCAGGCACGGCGCACCATCGAGGATATGCAGTCGATGATTGAGCCGACAGCAAAGCGCATTCTCGGCTACGCATACCAGAAACTCCGCAAGCTGAATCGCGTCAATGCCAGTGCCGATTGGTGGCGGTGGAGCTTCACCAAGCCAGCCAAGCCGACGATTGACGACGGACGGGTGAGCAAGGCAACGCTGGAAATGTGGCGTGCCGGTCTCATCAACGATGAGGACGTGCTTGCTGAGATGGGCAAGGACCATGACGACCATTTCCGCCAACGATTTACCAACGCAGCGAACAAAGAATTGATGTTCATGGAGACTCAGGAGTCCAAGGGAGTAACTCTTGACCCACGCATCAAGGGAATGTTCACGCCAAACGATACGGGAGAACAAAAAGATGAAGATTCAGGCAACGACTAACCACCTTCGGATGCTTTCCAGCGTTCGTGGCGAACTCTGGGCGATGAACGAGGATCGAGTGCGGGAAACTGCGTTCGCTTGCCTCGATGCCATTGAGAAGACCGAGACCCACGCGGATTTGTCGGATTTGTTCCCGATGAAGCAAGAAGCCTCGATGATCCAGACCGACAGCGATAAAATCGCCGTCATTGGAATTCGTGGCTCACTGATGAACAAAGCACCGAAGCTCTACGAGGAACTTGGCCTTGTAACCCGATACAGCACCATTGAGGCAGAGACCAATGCTGCCGTTAATGAGGGTGCGACCGGCATCATTTACGCCATTGACAGCCCAGGCGGCACCGTTGCAGGGGTCATTGAAACTGCTGACGCTATCGGCAATGCTGGCGTTCCCACTGTCGCTTGGTGCGACGGACTTGCTTGTTCTGCTGCATACTGGCTTGCCAGCCAAACAGACGCCATTGTCTCCACGCCTAGCGCCGAAGTTGGCAACATCGGAGCAATCCTGTCTTGGGCTGACTGCTCAAAGTTCTGGGACAGCATGGGGGTTGAATGGAAAGCACTAGTCAGCGAGGGAGCCGATCTCAAAAGCACTTTCCACACTGAACCGGACGATTCTCAGATTGCCTTCCTACAAGAGCGCATCAATTCCGCTGGCGAAGCCTTCAGAAATGCCGTCGAGGAAGGACGGGCCAAGTCTGGCGAGTCGTTGGACCCCGAAGTTTGGCGTGCTGGCTGGTATTCCGGCGACAAGGCGCAATCACTCGGACTGGTTGATGCAATCGGCAAAATCGACGTTGCCTTGAAGTTCTTTTGCTAGCGCATAAAATTTGCTCTTGCACAAAAGTTGCATATTCACTAAAACCGAACTTAAACAAACATCATGTTTACCACTCGCAAAGACCTTCAAGATGCCTTGGAGGCGGAACAAAAGGAAACCGCCCGTCTTGAGGCAGAGCTTCAAGCGGCTCAAGAACTCAACGAAGAGGCGACCGGCCAATCTCAGCGTCTTGCCGAGTTGGAAGAGTCTCTGACCCAGGCACAGACCGACCTTCAAATTGAGCGCGAAGCTCACGAAGAGACGAAGGCAGCACTGGAAGCCGAGAAGGAGAAGACCACCGACGAAGCGATCCAAGCTCGCGTGACTGAGGAAATCGCCTTGGCTGGACACGCTCCGGTTGAGGTTCCCGCAGAAGGAGCCGAGACGGTCGGAACGCTTCACCTCGACAAGTTCAACTCCCTTGAGGGAGCGGAATCCACTGAATACTTCAAGAAGCACCAAGCCGCCATCCGTGAGGAACTGACACGCGGCTGATTCACCAACTCAACCACACAATCCAATGGCAACTACCTTTAACGACAAGATTTTCGCGCAGGAAATCTTCCAACAAGTCCGTCCGCTCCTGACTCCTTTCAGCGTCTGGGCGAATGACATTTCGCCCGCTCGCAAGCAGAAGGGTGACAGCGTTACCGTTCCTCTGTTCGGCAACACGACCACCACTACTTTCTCGCAATCGACTACGGTTTACGAGCAAAGCGGCGGCACCATCAGTGCGATCACCGTCAACCTCAACCTGGACGACATCACTCCGGTTGATTTGACCCTTCGCCAGCTTGCGGAGTCCAGCGCAGCCGGACGTTTTGATGCTTTTGCCGTTCAGATGGCAAATTCACACGCGGCACGGATGCTGTCCCACGTCTTCAGCGCGATCACCACCGGCTCTTTCGGAACTGCTGCTGTTTCCACCTCGATCGCCAACTACGACCGGGACACCATCCCTCTCGCTCGCAAGGCGATGATTAACGACGGTGTTCGTGGCCCGATGGCAATGGTTATCAACCCTGACGTTGAGGCCAATTTCCTGAGTGACGACAAGCTCACTCTTGCTCTTAACCGTGGCACTCCTACGGTTATGGACGAAGGTATGCTTGGCAAGCTCTACGGCTTCGACATCTATTGCGCTCCTGAACTCGGCTACAACGCCGTTTCGCTGGTTGGCTTCGCTACCGGCAAGAACGCAATGGCAATCGCCTTCCGTGGGTTGGACGAAGACCTTCCTGACGAAGACTATGCCGCTGTTGAACAGCTCGTGGATAACGAGACTGGGTTTGCAATGACCTACACTCGCCATTGGAGCCGTTCTCAGGGTAAGTTCTTCATCAACCTCCGTTCCCTCTTCGGCTTTGCCAACGCTGTGACCAAGGAAATGAACCTCCTTGTTCGCACCGACTGATTTGCTCGGCGCATAACGTGTGTCTCTGGGGAGAGACCAGCCCGACCCTCTTCGCTTGGGGGGTCGGGCTTTCCGAGTGAAAGGCAACGCCTCTCAGAATGAAATGAAAGTCAGTCTCTGTGTGATTACAGGGAACGCGGAGCAATACATCGAGCGTTTCCTTGACTCCTTCCAACCTCACTTTGATGAGGTTTGCATCGTCCGAGCCATCGGCAACCAGGAGCCGGATAGGACGCTGGACATCGCCAAGGCCAGAGAATGCCGGGTTGATGAATACTTCAACGCAGAAGGAAACAGTTGGCCGCACGTTGACGACTTTGCGGCGGCACGGAATCAGTCCTTCGACATGGCGACGGGTGACTGGCTCATGTGGGCGGATACCGATGACATCCTCCAAGGCGGCGAATTGATTCGTCCGACACTGGAAGCCATCGACGCAGACATTCCCGTCGTCGCCGTTCCCTATGACGTTACGGATGACCAACTCCGCATCATGCGTGAGCGGATCATCAGGAAAGGCGTCGTGCGTTGGACAAGTCCGATCCATGAGGAAATGCGTTTCCCCGATGGGACAAAGGTTGGCGAGACGAACGACTTTCAGATTGTTCACATGCCGATTGGCAAGCGTGGTGCCAACGATGAGAGGAACGTCCGCATTCTGGAGACCATCCAAGAACCTACAGCGGGACAGCGGTTTCACCTTGCTCAATCGCTCCGTGCCGTTGGACGTGTTGAGGATGCCATGCAGTGCGCGGCAAACCTTCTCAGCGACTCACCGGAAGACCTGGGGACAGTGGAACGCTTTGAGATGTTCCTGTTCCTTGCTCAGTTGACGCACGACCCTGAAATGCGAGCGGCGTATTGCCTTCAATCGGTTGCTGTGTCGCCTGACAGGCGGGAAGGATATGCAGAGATGGCGATTGCCAGCTTGGCGGCTGGTAAACCAAAGGACGCCGAGGCTTGGGCGAGATCCATGCTAGCTCACGACCTACCGAATAATTCGCCTTGGAACCTTCGCCGGAAGTTCTACGGCTACGTTGCACCGCAAGTCCTTGGGATGGCACTCAGGCGGCAGGGACAGGTAGCACAAGCCGATGCCGAGGAAATCAATCACTTCATCCGTCACGGAGCCAAGATTTCCCTACTTCACGCTACCAGAGGTAGGCCGCAAATGGCGGCAGAGACCCGGCGCAAGTGGCTTGAGACAGCAGCCAATCCTGATGCCGTTGAACACATCTTTGGACTGGATCAGGACGACGAATCAGCAATGGCACTTGCCGCTCATCGGTTTGTCCTGTGTTCCGGCAAGGGTGGACCCGTAGAGGCGTGGAACCGATGCGCTGAATCCAGCGGCGGCGAAGTCCTGGTCCAACTCTCGGACGATTGGGAGCCTGTCCTGCACTGGGACAAGCTGATTCTTGACGCTCTAAGCGACACCAGCGAATCCAAAGTGCTTGCCATTAATGACGGACACAGGACGGATGACCTGCTTTGCATGGCGATTCTGACCCGTCAGCGACTCAAGGAACAAGGCTACCTGTTCCACCCTGATTTCTTCTCGATGTTCTCCGATAATTGGTTCTCGGACCAAGCCTTCAGTGATGGCGTTGTCGTGGATGCGAGAGACAAGATCACATTCCGTCACCTGCATCCCGCGTTTGGGACAGGCGAGATGGATGAAACATACGCAAGAAGCAATGAAGCCAAAAACTACGAAGAGGGGAAGGCCACGTTCAACCGTCTCAAAGCCGAGCGAGCCAGCACCGAAGCCAGCCGAGAAACCGAAGAAGCCAGGACGTGACGAAATAGCTGTTGCGTTCTTCGCGTCTGCTTATCCAGCGGTGAGGGAACGTGCCAAGCGCAATCCTGAGTCAAGGGAGCAAATCCTACTCAACGCGATGGAAGAGGCACGGGAAATCGCTGCCTTGTGGGATTCCAGCAAGTGAAACTTTCCATCCTCACACCGTCGATTCCGACCCGATTGCACAAAGTTGGCAAACTCGCGTCTGAGATCCAGCAGCAAATCCGAAGCCATCAAGCCGAGGGTGAGGTTGAACACCTAATTTTCACCGACAACCGAGCAAGAAGCATCGGAGCCAAACGTCAGGCATTGGTGGACATCGCACGGGGCGAATATGTGGCATTTGTGGACGACGACGACTGGATTCGTCCTGAATACGTCAGCGAACTTCTACGCGGCATTTCCAGCGGTGCCGACGTGGTGACTTTCCGGCAGGAAGCCGTGGTCAACGGCAAGAAAAGCACCGTCCATTTCGAGCTAGGCAAGGGAAATCAAGGATTTAACCCCGGCGGCATCACCCAGAGGGACGCATGGCACGTTTGCGCGTGGAAACGCTCCAAGGTGAAGAACTGCCGGTTCCTGGAGAACAACTACGGCGAGGACGAGGTTTGGAACGTCCAAGCGAGGCAGAAGGTCCGCACGACCTACCACGTCCCACAAGTCCTCATGGAATACCACCATGACGAGGCCGAAACCGCCGCTCCCGCGCCTATTTAGGAATTGCAACTTTGGTGCATTTGCATGTAATGTGCATTTATGCAGTCGCTTTTGGATGATTTTATGACCAGTTCCGCGTCGGTTGCCGACCCGGTTCTGGGCGAGAACTCCATCACATTGAGCGGGGGCGACACGCTGACAGGCGTTTGGAGCACCATCACAGGAAGCTCAGAAAGCGTGCTTGGCGGCGAGCAGGAGATGGCAACTGCCGTTCTGGTGGTCGATGCTGCCGATGGCGTCGATGTCAGCCTTGTCGGGCAAACTGGTACCTACTCAGGGACTAATTTGCGGGTTTCCCAGGTGGAGAAGGGGGAGGTTTTCTCATCCATTTTCTTTGTCCACGACACCGAGACGTTGCACGACCTGTGATCGCTCTGGATATTGACACCAGCGAGGCCGAAAGGAAGGCGAAGGAGGCAGTCCGGTTGATTCGTGAGAAGAACCGGAAAGCAGGGATTCTTGCCGCTCGAGTCCACGCATACCATCAGTTCCAATACACTATGCCAGCGTCATCCCAGGGTGACGGGTGGAGGTTCAAGGAGATGGCTAAACGCATCAAGGGTGATGTGGAGAGGACGCACGGGGTCCGATGGGAAGAGGGTTGGCAATGGAAAGCCTACCAAGTCCTCCAAGACGAGAAGGATGAGCGGATTGCTAAAAACTTCTGGTCTAAATACATGGCTGATACCGAGCGAGCATCAAGACTTAGGGAGAAAACAGGTCTCGATCATAAGGAGTATTTTGAACGTCAGCGTGTCCGCAAAGTTCCAGCGGCAGACAAATATTTGGCATATCGAAAGGCCAACGGATACAAGATCCCTCGCAAACCAAGGATTCTCGGTCTGGTAGATCGTGAGAAGCGAGACAAACTCGTCCAGAGTCGCCAGAAGACAATGGGACTTGCCAAAGCTGGCTGGTTTGCAGCAGCAAAGCACCTCAAAGGCGGCTACAAGGTCACTCGCGGAGCAGACACCAATCGTCGCGTGTTCCCCAAGCAAGTTGGACTTCCTTTTCGCATCTTCGGCGGCATGTCGCTTGGAAAAGCCAAAGTAGTAGCAGGCAGAAATGGATACAGCTACGTAGTTCGCAACAAAGTCAGATACGCGAACGATGAGCATGTCACGCCGGAGTGGGGTAGGGACAAGGCGGTCGCTCTGACAAAGCGTTACATGATGATCCAGTTTGAGCGCACCATGAAACACGGAAAGCTCTGGAGGGATGCCAAGATGGCAAAAGCAGCATGATACTCACCGACAGAATCAACACCGCACTAGCGGGATGGCTTGGAACCAAGTCGCTCGGTATCACATGCCAGAGCGGCATTGAGGCGGCGACGACTACCGAGTCAGACAATCGGATCATCTGCTTGTCCACGTCATGCGAAGAACGGTCTGCTGCTCTCCGTGGCGTTTACAATTGCGGCGGCGAAGTGCTTCTACGCCAAAGCATCGACTCAAGCGGCGGATACACCACTTTCAAGGATGCCATTCAGAAGATCAAAAACCTACTGGGAAACTCCGGTCTGGTTGAGGCGGGATTACTGTCACAGGACGGACTTCTCCATGTTTACAACCGATCCTGGCACCTAGACGGACTTGAAGAGGATGCTGGCAAACGAGGCTGGCAAGCAACATTCACATGGCGATGTGTCGCCAGAGATTCACCAACAACCACCTGACAAACCATGTCTGCAACAACTCACGGGGACATCAACTTTTCCCTTTCCGACGAAACGGGTCTCTACACTGAGACGGTCAACGAAGACATTTCCTGCCAAGTTCGGGAGATTCCCAGCGGAGGCGGCGAGACAGTCGCGGCTGCGTTCTACAAGAACCAAGGAACCTTCTCGATGGAGGGAGCGATCAACACTGGTGACAGTCCGACCTGGACGCTTGCCGTTGCTCTGACGCTCGCCAACACCTTGACGCTTTCCAGCCTTGCTACTGGCTACTCCAGCGGCGCGAAATACATGATTACCAACGTCTCAGGTTCTCAGGGAGCCGAGGCAGAGGAACGTCGCACCGTCAGCGGCAACCTGTATCCGTTCTTGGCCGCAGCGAACTAATCCCAAGGCAAGGCAACTGAATGAAAGCCTTTGTCGAAAGCAAGACTAGCGACGTGCGCTTGTTCGCAAGCGTCACGGCGATGGGTATTCCGTGGGATGAAGAAGCCGGCTCCGTTCATGGCGGCGACCGCGTTTGGCTGCTCGGGGAGGTCTCTGATTGCGGGAAGTGGAAGCTGAAGGAATTGCTGGCGTGGTGGCATGATGCCAAGTTCCACATCAAGAATCCGAAGCATCGATTCCACGTCGTTAAGTCAGTCATGGCTAGCGACATGGGTATCCGAAAGGCGCTCAAGTCGGGACAAGGGATCACTCAGGAAGCCAGAGGTGACAGTTTCATCGTTTCTCCCTCACCGGAGGACAAGAAAGGCAAAGGACACGCCACAATGGACGTTAGCTTTGCCGCTGCTGCCAGCGGAGTCGGATTCAAGGTGCAAGGCGGCGAATCAGTCGGCAGGCGTCGTGCGCTGGTCCTGAGCGATGCTAGTTCCACCTACGGCTACACTTGGGCGCAAATCGACGCTTGGTGGAAGGATAAGACCTTTGAGCAGAACAACGGACAGCATCCATTCGCCTACGCCAAGGCTGCTGCCATCAATTACACAAGCTCCATCAAGGCGATTCACAGCGAACGTCCTTTGGTGCGCTGGCAACCGAAGGGGAGTATTGGTATCTGCTTTATCCACCCGGATTGCTCGTCCGAGACCGAAGCAAGGTTCGCCAGAGCATTGAGCGGAGAATAATCTATGAAACGAGATGAACAATTGGAGGATTCCATGCTGGGAATCCCTGAACGATACAAGCCGTATTCAGTCGGACGAGTCCGCATCCTTCGCAAGCTCGGCAATCCGTTCTTCGGAGCCGATGACGTGGAAGGTGACAAGTGGGACTTCGATGAAAGGCTTGGGACGGCATGGGTGGTCTTTACCCGTGAGTTTGACGAGATCAACGAACT